TGCGTAACATATTTAAATGTTGTTCAATATGATCCATTACAATTTTTGTAAAATTAGGATCAGATCGAAGATCAGGATCTGCTAAAACAGCACTATGTTCATCAATATGAACACTATGTTTATCCATAGGACTAACTAATGGATTACGACCTTCTAATAGATCTTCATTTTCTTTTTTAATTAATAGAAGATCATCAGTTTCACCTTCATACATTGCTTCAAGTCTTCCAGTATTTAACACCTGAAAGTATTGTTGAGCATTTTTAATGATCTTCATTTGCATCATTTGCTCAGCCATTTGAACACGACCAGCAATTGTGCGAGCCAAAGGATTACCCATATCTACTACAACGCGATTAATAGAAGATAATTGTTCTCCAGTGAATTCTTTAAGTAATGGACGATTATTTTTACCAACAAGTGTAACAACTTTTGGAGTGTTCGCAAAATCTTTTAGAATTTGAATTACTGCAGTACCAACATCTTCAATTAATTTAACATAAGATTGTTGAAGACCAGACATGAATTGTAAAGCTTGAGATTGAACTAAAGCTAAAGCAGTTCCTGACTTTAATGAAGCTTCAGGATTACCACGAGCAACACTATTTACCCCAGAAATAGTTTCAGCAGCAGTGATTAACATTTCTAAGAATTGAAATACTTCGGCTGGAGTTTGAGTTAAATTAATAGCTTCTGGTTTTACATTAGATTTAATAACATTCATTGCCCCTTGAAGTGATCCAACTTGAATGTCAGCATTTTCTGGCATCCAAACATTTTGAACACCAAATGCGCTTTGATTTGTCATAATTGTTGAATAAAGAGAGTTGATACCTTCTTGAATTGGAAAAATATCAAACATTGGACTATAACCATAAGGAGTTCCTAGAATTTCAGAAGGTGTAATTCTAAAAACAGGCATAACTCTATAAGGCATTTTAGTATCTATAAATACACAATCATCAGCTGCGAAAAGCATATAACGACCATCGGGCATTGCTTCTGTAACTTTATGAAAAAATTCAAATACAGGAATAAGATCTGTATCATCATTGGACCAAACAGCTAATCTATAAACATTGCTATCGCTTTTAGGTTTCATTCCTAAGATTTTATCTTTATAAGCTGGATATTTAGCAATAAGATCATATTTATTAACGAAATTTCTAACCATGATCCAATCTGGATTCCAATTTTCCATAGTTCCATCAACTACAATATCTAATGGACTAGGAGTAGAGAATTCTAATTCACCTTCTCGAATTGGTTCGCCAGTTTCGGGATCTTCATCATAAATCTCACCAGCCGTTGCATTCCATGCTAATTTAATATAACCAGTACCAAGAACGATTGACATTTCTGTAGCACGTTTGATTACTTCTTCTAATTTCTTTTCTCGCATATAATAATCGAGAATTTGATTAGCTAAATATGTTTGAGCATATGATTTATAATCAGTATTAACAGCTCTAGCATCCATTGTTGGACGAGAAGATGTAATCATTGTATAGATATGTCTTGCAAGATTGGAAAAATGATTTACTGGAATTTGAACTAATTCTCCTTGATCACCAGTAAAATTAACTCTATGTCCATAACCAATATAATCACTTACATAAGCTCCATAATATGCTCTCCACATATTTTGTAATTTATCTAAATAATAATTTGATCTAAGAAGATTAAAAAATGTCTCGCCTTTTCCTAATAATGCATTAGCACAAGCTGAAGCATCCTTTGCGGCGAAATATTGATTACTATTATCACTACTATTGGACATAAATTACCATTTCCTTTTTTTTGGAATATTAAAAATTATCTTTAAGTTTTCCATTTGAGTATCCATTCGTTTTTTAAACGATTCTGGATCTTTAATATACATATTTTTCATATCTAAATTAAAACCTGGTGGATAAGGATTGCGACCAAAAGCAACATGACGAACGAAATAAATTAAAGCATCAACCGCATCATAATGTCCATTATCTTTACTTCTAGCAAATTCAGATTTAGATTTATTCCATTTAACATTGTTTAAATGACTTACTAATGTTTTACATTTTGGATGTATAATAATCTTCTTTGAGTTAAGTAATACTCTTAAATTATTTATAGCTGCAAATTTATTATCTTTCTTAGCATTATTAAAAATGATAATTTCTTCAGGTTTATGATTTAATTTAATAGATTGTTGTCTAATTTCATTTAGAAATATATAATCAATATCACTAACTCTACTAGTTGGTGGTCTATATTCTCCACTAATAGGATGCGTCCATAATTCTTTTTCTTTTTTATGGATTTCCACTGCTAATTGTCGAACATCTTGATCTTTATTTTGAAAATCTATAACTGTTTCATCTTCAATAATAACTTTATCAGACCTATAATCATAATAACCATATAGAATGACAGTAAAATCTTTTCCACCAGTATCCATAGCCTCATAAGCATCAAAAAAGGGAGGTTTTGGCCATTCTTTTACTATTTCTTTCTCTAATTTACTATCAAACTCAGGAATAACAGAAGTTGCAGCATTTTTAATGATTTTACAATATAATTCTCTTAAAGTTTCTTCAGAATCTGGACCACCAAGTTCATTTATCAATTCTTGTTTCTGTTCAGCAGTAATTCTAGGATTATCATCAATAGTTCTAATAGTTAATGAATTATTTAACTCAGCTTCTTCAATATAATCCAAAAATTCATGTTCTGATTCTTTTGGAGGAGTAGAAGCTAGAATTCCTCGACCTTTTGTTATTAAAGTTGTTGGCAAAAGAATACTTTTAAGAAGATTTTCTAATTCTGAACAAGAACCTGCTTCATCAACGAAGAATAAGTGACTATCACCACCGCGAAGTCTTTCAGCATGACCATTATCAGATCCAGCAAGTTGTAATTCAGAACCATTTGGAAAATAATAGATATAATCTTTAGATTTAAAGTCTGGTTTAATATCTTCTGGACAATTTTCTAAGATTTGTCTTAAAATTGGTCTGACATTTTGACTTACTTGCATTTTTGTAGGAGAAACAAACTTTACAATACTATTTGATTGTTTAATACATTGTTCTAAAGCTAAAATACAAAGAAGATATGTTTTTCCTTGACGACGAGATAAAAGCCAAGTGCTAATTTTAAATTTTGAAGCATAAAATTCATCATATAGTTGTTTTTGACAATCATCTAATAGAAAAGATAGCTGCGCTCTGCGCCAGAGTTCTCTATATGCAACATTAGGATCTATATTATTAGGATTTGGATCGTTTTGCATCAGCATCAGACTTAACTATTTGTAAAAGATTTTCAGTTGGTAATTCCTTAACATCTTTTTCATTAGGTTTTTCTTTAGAATTAATATTATTTAAAATTTTATAATAAGTGTCAAAACGTCTAGATTCTTCTAAAGTTAATTCACGATCAGAAGTCATTTTTTTAAGTTTTGCAATCTCGACTTGACAAATATACTCAGAATCAGTTGTACTTATTTCTATAATATCTTGATTTTTAATAATTGTACCATTAGATGCTTTTTCTTCTTCTAATTTCTTTAATTTATTTGATAATTGAAGAATTACAGCATTTTGTGATTCAGCAAACTGTTGAAGTTCTTCTAAAGTTTTGTACTGCTGTATAGTTTTTGAAATATTTGACATAATTACCTAGCTTGAGGACGAGAAATAGCAGATAAACTTAAACCATTTACTTTGGACCGTAGGTCTTCAAATTGTCTGGTTCTTTCTTCCATATTTTTAATAGCTGCATCCATTTTTTCTTCTAAAACTAGAAGTTTCTTATCATTTTGTTTATATTCTAGATAACATAAAACTAATCCTGAAACAGTTAAAACAGCAACTTCAGGATAAGAAAAAGGCAAAATAAGAACTTTTAAGAAAAAGAGACTAAAAGCAGACAATGGGATATATTTTACGTAATCTTTCACGAAAATCTCCTATAAAATCAATAATTTAGATCAATATTTGCGTAAGAAGCTCTTTTTTCTGGTTTAAAAACCAATTATCGTAAAAACGACAGCCTTCATTGCATTTACCATCTATACTAAGTTGTTAATGGTGAAATTATGATAAATCAACAACTTAATGTAGCTATGAATGATAATATTTGTCCAAAATGTCATATGGGTTGGATGGAATTTAAATCTAATAATACATTAAGAAAGTGTGTAACTTGCGGATTTACTATTGTCGTTAAAAAACCTACAATTAAAAGGAATAAGAAATGCAAATAATTACAATAGATGCTTATTTTAAGGATTTTGTTACAGGACTTGATCGAAGACAAGTTTATGCTTCTCAATGGCTTCCTGAATATTTAGATAATGCCAATCAATTATTGACGGCTGTTAATAATTTGTTCACTGATTTAAGTGTTAAAGCGATGCCTTTAACTTCTGGATGGCGACCAGCAACTTTGAATGCTGCAACACCTAATGCTGCAAAAGCAAGTTTACATATGATTTGTAAGGCTGGAGATTTTGACGACAATGCTAATCAAGATTTAGCAAAACTTGTAGCTTCAAGACCTGATTTGTTAAGAAAGTACAACCTTTTTATGGAAGATCCACAATATACAAAAGGCGCTACTTGTTGGGTTCACCTTGACTGCGGCGTCCGAGCAGATAGACCTTCACGTTTATTTATTCCTTAACATCAATTCCAGCAATTAAAACATTACCAGATTTCCAAACTTTAATAAAAGGAACTTGATTTTCTTTTAGATCTATTTCAAAAAAATCACCTTCTGTTTCTCTTAAAACTTTAGGAATAGCAAATAAATCATTTAAATAAATATATTGATCATCTTGTATATCATTAAAATAATATATCTTCATTTCTTCACCATCAAAAAAATAAAAGGAACTGGTCTTTTACCCAGACCATTTACTCCGAACCAGATATCCTTCAGACATTCCTTTTTTATTTTTTTATCGTAATATATTTATTCTTAATATGTTTATCAAAATGTTTTCCATGACTTTTAGCTTGTTCAAAAGCATTATAATCTGATTCATTTACATTATTATAATGATAAGTAGATCCACCATTAAAAGTTACTTCTAATACTTTTGTTTCTGGATCATAATGAATTGAATTAATATGACTTGAAACTACTTTTTTCATATATTATTTAACCTTGCAAATTCTTTATGGAATTTAATAGCAGCATTATTATAAGCAATAGCGGCTTCTTTTTTAGTTTTAAAAAATGAATTTAATCTTTTGATTTTATTAGCAACTAGTTGAGCTTGCCACATATTCATTTGTTTATTAAAAGAAACTCCTTTATATCCTGAAGTATTATTTCTTTGTTTTCCTCTATTCATCGCATTTTTACTTTTATTAGCTAATCGTAAATTTTTTAATCTATTGTCTAATACATTTCCATTTATATGATCTACTAGTTCACCATCTTTTACATTAATAATTAAACGATGAAGTCTTAGTAATTTTCTATGTCCCTTTTTTCCAATAGTAATTACTACATGACCAGCCAAAGAATCTTGTCTCCATTTATAATTTTTAACTTTATCATAAAACTTTTTATCAATTAAAGTATATTTACCATTAGTTAATTTTAATTTCATGAATTATTCTTTCTCATATTCAATAATTGTCACTGGATTAGTAGGAAGATAAAGTTCATCACAAATACTAACATTATAATAGCTAGTACCATTTATATGTTTCTCACCAAAACCTGAATGAATATGGCCACATAAATGAATATCAGGTTTTAATTCTTTAATTCTAGTTGCTAAAAAAGGACAACCTAATGGATTTGATTTAGGAGTTCCATCAGCATATGTTGTTTGATCCAGAATACCGTAACATGGTCCATGCGTTGCGACAATATTAACTCCTTCTGGTATTCTATCCCAATGCTTTTGAATTTCTCCAGGGTGTCTATTCCAAGCCCAATCATGAAACCAAGGGGT